CCTACAACCAAGGCCACATAAGAGCAGCCAAAGACTCAGGTGTGGTATCAGGGTTTAAGTGGTTAACTACAGACGATCCATGCCCAATCTGCCAAGAGTTGAATGGTAAAGAGTTTGATGTGGAGGATGATGTTGATATTCCTGCTCATCCTGCTTGCCTCTGTGTGTTGCAGGATATTCTTAAAGACAGTGAGGATGATGAGGACGAGGAAGAATAAGCCTTAACTCATCTTCTCTCTGATAATTGCAACATCTCTGAGGGGATGCCCAAAGAGGCTGGTTAACTTCTGGCCCTCTGGTGGTTTGGCTATTGCTTCCAATCGTTTCAATCTGCGCTCTATATCATTACACCACTCTGCTGTGAGTGTGTCGCCAATCTTCCATTCTCGTGTATCTTCCATGAGGTTAGTTAGTGGCCCACCTAAATACTTTTATGAGTATGCAATGGTTTGGTAAGAAACGATTTGACGAGATAAAAGGTGAACAGAAGAAACGATTAGAGAGGGCCACAAGGCACCTGAGAAACAAGTGGATAGCGAAACTCTCACACAAGACTGGTGACAGGGGGCCAGCATCACCAGCAGGTGAACCACCAAGCCTGAGAAGTGGCAACCTGAGACGATCAGCAGCCACAGAGGTGGTGGAGGAAGATGGCAACTGGGTTGGCAGAGTTGGTACGGCTGTAATCTATTCCAGATATTTGGAAGATGGCACAACCAAGATGGATGCCAGACCATCACTATTACCAACAGCAAAAGAGGAAGCCAATGCAGTCAAGGCCATTCTCTCAGAACCAATGAACTAACCCATACATACAGTATGGCAACACTACATTCTTTCTACACGAGGAAGGGCTATTTCCTCTCACCTGTTGGCACAGCAATCAGACACAAAGAGATAGCAGACGAGATTGAGGTACTGTTAAAGGCTGGCCATAAGTATGAGCAGCGCTTTGTTAGTTCTGAAACAATCATGGACTACAAAGGGCCAAAGGCAACAGAAGAAAACACAGACCCTAATGAGAAAACAGCATTACTCACAGCCTCTACACAGGCATTAGACAGAGACACAGAGGTACTGATTGCCAGAGGTATCAACCTGAAGCACTACCTTAAAAACCCTGTTGTGGCATGGAATCATGACCTTAGCATACCACCGATTGGCAGAGCAAAATGGGCAAGGGTAGAGGAAGATAATACATTAAAGACATTTGTTAAATTTGCTGACAGGCCAAGCAATCACCCAGAAGGTGCAGAGTGGTTGCCTGATACGATCCATTCACTATGCCAACAGGGAATCATTAAAGGTGTCAGCATTGGCTTTTTCACATTAGATGCCAGTTTGCCAACCACCAAAGAGATTACAGAGAGGCCAGAGTTAGCAGCCTGTTCACGAGTCATAAGAAAGAGCCTTCTGTTTGAGGTGTCCATTGTTCCTGTTGGCGCAAATCAAGAGGCTCTGGTTGAGTCTGTCAGCAAGGGGCTGTTACCAGACTGTTCCAAGTTGTTAGACATTGACCCAGAGCCTGAAGACTTGTGGGTGTGGGAGTCAAAAGACTTCACACCAGAGCCAGAGCCAGTGGTTGTGACACCAACACCAACACGGTTGGAAGTTCTAAAAAAGTTACACGCTGGAATACATATATCTTAAGCAGCAAATAGGTGAGACTTGTTAGGCATATGTTGCCAGAGACACAGCCAACACTGAAAGCAGAGCGAGTGTTACTGACAATTTATGTGAGGACAAGTGGAAGATACTGTAAATGTAAACGAAGAGAAGGGGCTGCTTCATGATATTAAAGCCTCAATTATTGATGAGGTTAAGGCAGAGTTAAAGAGTGAGTTTGCCAAGCCTCGTTTTGCTGCTCAACCAAAAGAGAATGACTGGGACCAGACAGAGTGGTTGAAGTGTGTGTTTGATTCCAACCGCAAAGGTGTAAGCCCAGAGCGTAAAGAGAAGGCATTGAACCTTCTCACTAACAAATATAACCAATTCGATTACCACAAAAAGGCAATGGTACAGGGTACCGATGCTGCTGGAGGGTTCCTTGTTCCAGAAATATGGAGTCCCAAGTTGTATGGGTTGGATGGGTATAGAAGTCTGTTAGATTTGTTTGAGCCAATCCCAATGACTTCTGATGTATTGAAGATTCCTGTTGTGGATCAAACAACCACACCTTCTGGCCACTCAGCCTTCTATGGTGGCTATAAGTTTGTTGTTACTGCTGAAGGTGAAACTGAAACAGAAACAAAACCAGCCTTCAAGCAGGTGGCGTTAACGGCTGTCAAGTTCATGGCTTACACAGAGTTGAGCAATGAGTTGATTTCTAACAGTATGGTTACAGTGCAGAACCTAATTAGCAAAGGTGCTTATGAGGCTGCCTCTAACGAAATTCTACACCAGATTGTTAATGGTACAGATTTCACAGCAACGCTGGGCAATTCCTCAGTTATTAAGGTATTCCGCACAACCATTTTGCGTGCTAATAGAATTGAAGATTATGTGAAACTGAAAGCAAGGGTGCCTGGAGCCAAGTTCTGGCTGATTGGCCCACTTGTTGAGCAAGACTTGTTGAGCATGGTTAACAGTGGTGGCTATCCAACCTATTTAATTAGTGGTGCTTCTGCTGCTGGCCCTGGCACAATCTGTGGCTTGCCATATTTCACAACTGAAGTTCAACCTGCTCTTGGTTCTGAGGGTGATGTTATGTTGGTTAACCCAAGTGGCTATGCCCTTGGTATTAACCAAAATGTTACGATCAGCACCAGTGACCATTACGCATTCGGCAAAGATGCCCAAGCAGTACGGGTTACATTCAGAGCCTTTGGTGCGCCATTGCTCACTGCACCTGTTAAACTCAGAGGTGCTACCAGCACCACTGTAAGTTGGTGCGCTGTGCTTGATGACCCAATTTCCTAATACGGAACCAACATCCTCTGTTGGGTTAAATGGGAAAGGCCACTCAGTAATGGGTGGCCTTTTTCGTTCACATACAGATACCACCAAACTCTTTCAACAATCGCAAACCCAATTCCTCATCATAAGGCTCTGCAAAACATTCCGTGATACATCCTCTCACCTCATCCAATATGTTGTCTGTGTATATGGCGTTGTAATTCTCGTCAAAATAATCAAGGCAATCTTCTCTCCCTGCCTCTGGCAATAAATCGTCTGTGCTTTCTGTGAGCAAGTGAATGAGGTTGGGTGCTGGGTCAAAGGTGGTGGCAGGGTGAAAGCCTCTGTTTAACACAAAGGTGGGTGTGTTGGTGCAGGCAGCAAAACAAGCAGGGCCACTGTTGATAGCCACCATAAAACGGCTCTGTGCGATCAACGCCACGAGGTTGGCCACTGATTCCTCTGGCTCATTTAATAACTCAGTTGGGCAAGGGTAGTCCACCAATGTGCTGGTGCCATAGTCTATCAACCAAGGCTGAAAGCCCTCACCTTTCAACCAATCGCACAAACTGTATGCCTCATAGTTCTGTAAGTCTTTTTTGTCTGGGCTGCTGTTGCCTTGGTAATGCACTGCCACCATTCCTCTCTCTGCTTGGTTGTTCTCTATCAACCAGTTTAATGCTTTATCATCATGTAAGGCTGTGGTGTTACAGTGGTACTGGTAAAGTTCTGGGTTGGGTGTAAGCCCTTGGTGGTGTAGTTCCCATGTGGCCTTGGTGTTGGGAAGGTTGGGCAGCCCTCGTTCTAAATGTCCAAAGTGAATGTAATGGGCAATGTCCCAACCACCTGTCTCAAATGGGTACTTGTAGGCGCTCCACTCATTCACCAAGTCTGAATAAAAGCAGTATGTGTTGGGGTTACTCTCCACCCTGATATATGCATCTGGGTAGAGGTGACGATAGTGAGCCACTACAATTCTGAATTGGCAGTTATCACCTAACCCGTGTTTAGTTCGCAGAAAGACTCTCATACATACTTACATGAGTATGTATACAACAAAGGTGATGGAACCTGAAACAACAGAGGAAGCCATTAAACTGGCCCAAGAGATTGCCAAGAGATTACAGGCAGCCCTTGACCTATTAGACGCCAGCAAACTCTTACAAGATGAGGATGAATAATGGCACTGATTGCATGGAATTCACATTACTTGACTGACCAAGGTTATGTGGCAGGACAACAGACGAGGGTTGAGGCTTGCATACTTGCTGCACAGGCTGCTATGGAGAAATACTGTAAGCGCAAATTTGAGTCTGCAGAGTATTCCAAAGTGTTCAAGGTGCGAAACACTGGCAAAGTGTTTCTAAATGCTTTCCCTGTTGATTGGGTTGGCAGAGTTTTAACCGATCAACAGACAGCCCTAACAATCACCAGCACTGACACCAACCCAGCAGTGGCCACCAGTGATGCTGCATTAAAGTTGGTTTACTTTAATGGTTCTGGTGTGAGACAAACAGGCAATCTGACATATGCCAGCAATGTTACAGTGTCAGCCTTGGCAACTGCTATCTCTGCTGTTTCTGGCTTCACAGCCACAGCAGTGAGTACCTTTGGCTCTTATGCCTCACTGGACTTGGTAAGTGGCCACAACTACACACCTAGTGCCAATGT